AAAAAAAAACAAGTATTTTTATACTTGTTTTATATATCTTTTGATCTGGTGATCTCTAATATCACCATGACGGGAAATAATAATAAAAATAATATAATACATGATATAATTTTTATATATTTTTTATTGATATTTATTTTTGGCGGCGGTCCTGTTTTTTCTATAGCTGCATCCGTGCGCACGTTGTAAAAGTTTCCTAAATATACCAGATCCGCATCTGATTCTTTAAAAATATCAATTTTAATATTAGATAAATTTAATTTTTTAATATCATTTATTTTTTTATAAACATCCTCCCACTTTTGAAAATAGAATTCTTTTAATAGTAGATCCTGATCTTCTGTTACTATTTCAATTTTATACATGTTTAAAAGTTTCCATATTCTTTACACGTGTTAAAATTTATTTTTTTATAATACTGGATGTAATTATTACTGTCAATTTTTATTGATCCCGTTGTTATTGATTCAAAAATAGAAGATCCGCGCGTGTTTTTAACATATTTTAGATCGTAGTTTTTTATTATATCGCGCGCTGTTTCTGGATCCGCGGCGTAGATAACATCCGCTTTTTCTGTATTAATAAATTTATTTTTATTATATATAATATTTATTTTCTCTATTTTTATCAATCCGATCCCTCCTAATATATTTCATTATATAATATATTTTTTATTTTTTTAAAATAGTCAATGTTTGATTCTAATTTTTTAAGTGCTGGATTATAGAATCCATCGTCTTTTTCTATTTCATTTTTAGCTTTTTCTATTTCCTGAGATTCTAAGCATTCCATGATATCAATTAACAATTCTATTTTATCATTATTTTTTAAAGTATTTATTTTTTCTAATATTTCATCATATAAATCCATAATAACAATCCTTCCTATTATAAGTTATTTTTAATAATAATATTTTCTAATTCATTTTTATATACTGTTAAAATATCGCGGATGTATGCTGTTTGGTATAAGTCAAGATCATCCGGTTGATCGTTCATGATAGCATCACCAGAAAACATCCATCCATAAAGATTGTCGTTTTTATTGATATTTTTTAAATAATAGTAATAATTCATCATTGATTCATTATTTTTTATTATATCGCGGAATTCTTCTACTTTTTCAAAAATTGCATCTAATTCGTAATTGTTAAACACTTAACATCCCTCCTCTATATAATACTTCATATAAGATCCTAATTCTGGACCGCAATTATAATATTTACATTCGTTTATATATCTATGATAATCCATTGAATCCATATATATTATATTTTCAATAGTTAATTCATAAAATCCGTTGATCCATGGTGAATCCGGATTGGCGTTCACTGGTAACATATAAAGCGTCAATCCTTGATATTTAGATGGATGATCTATAATATTATACACTTTTTTTTCTGTGATTCTTTTTAGCTTTTTATTTTTATAAGTAATATTTTTTTGTAACATTTTATTTTACCTCCATATTTTTTAATATATTTACTAAATAATCATTCTTTTCATCTATTAAATATTGTATATTATCAATATTTTTTGGATCTTCTTGATATTGTTTAGCTTGTAAATCTTTTTCATTTTCTAAATTAAAAATATACTGATTAAAGTCCCACTCTATATATAGATCTTCTGTTTTAAATTCTGGATCTCTGTTTCCATATCCATCTATTAAGGAACAATCAATCCAGAATATAAAATTTTTTCTATTGTCTTTTATTCTTACAGATATCCAGCGTTCGCCGGATTCTGTAAATTTTTCAATATTTAATATTTTAAAATATTCCATACTATTTAACCTCCTTTATAATAAAATTGTATCCATCCTCATATTTTCCAGAGTATCCGCTTGTTTGTTTTATGTTTGTAAATCCTTCTTTTACAGCTTCTAATACAGAAGAAACGCCGATCCCATAAGAAATTGATCCATCCTCATAAAGTCCATAAACGCGGCGATCTTTTCTGGTATAAAATTCTTTAAATCCTGTCATCTTATTTACTGTCTTTTTCTTTAATGTTGTTTTTATTTTGTATAATTTTTTAAATAAGTTTAATCCTTCGGATAAAGCTGTACTCCATCTGTCGTATCCATATCCGCCGATTTTGTTTCCTTCTTTTGAGTAATAAATTGACTCATCATTTTTTAAATATATTGATGCGTTGATATCATAAAATACACTGGATGCGCTTGGCTTGGTATAAATTACCATGCGGATTGATCCGCTTTTAATATCCTTATAAGTGATATTTTTTAGTGCTTTTTCTAAGTCTTTTTTTGTTTCTAATATTTCCATAATTTACCTCCATCCGCGTGGTCCGCGGTTGCTTTTTATTGAGAAGCATAACTCATATTTTTTTATTTTGGATAAAGATCTCTTTTTTTTCTTTATCTATATATATAATAACATATATTAATAAATAAGTCAAACATTTTTTAAAAAAATTTACATTTTTTTTAATTTTTTAACAATAATTTTTAATAATTATTTTTTCTAGTTTTTGAGCTTGTTTTTCTGTGATCTGTTTTTCTGTACCATATAGAAAATATTTTTTATCTAAGTTATAAAATAGATGTTTTTCTTTTTTTGGATTGTCAATATCATAATAAATAAATACCTCTAGATCATGATCTGTATTTTGTACATAGCCGCCGATCAACATCATTATATTTTTATTATTAATTTTAAAATTTTTTACTTGTAATGATTCACGCATAAATTAAATCCTCCTTCTTCTTTAATTGTTAATAATATTATAACAAATTATAATAAATAAGTCAATAGTTTTTTATTATTTTTTATAATTTTTTTTAATTATTTTTATATTGTAAATTTACTACATTTTTAGCTTCTTTTAAAGTGTTCGCGAAATATACAATATCACTATTAATTGTTACTAAATATTTACAATTATATTGTTTTTGTAAAACGTTGTTTAATTGTGTAATAACATAATCTTTTATATAATATTTTTTCATTGGTTTTATTATCATTTTTTTCAGATCTCCTTTTCTTTATTTCTTAATTATATTATACTATATTATATTATATCAGTCAAGCATTTTTTCAATTTTTTTTTAATTTTTTTATAATAAATTTAATATATAACATAAATAATAAATTGTAATTATTAACATGATAAAAGCTGCATTACTGAATTCAAATAATAACAGATCTTTTATTTCCTGTTTTAATACTAGTTTTTTCTTTTTCATGATTCAATCCCTCCTCTATCTTATATATACATTATACTAAATTATATTATATAAGTCAATGTTTTTATTTTTTATTTTTTGTAAAGTGTAAAGTCGTGTAAATGTATTATAATATTATTTTTTTTTATGATTCTTTTTTTTTTGGTATTTTCTGGATCCCTGCATACTAGATCCGCATCCTTGCTTTTCTTTTTTCTTTTTCTTCTGGTCATGAACGCGCCGCGGTTGCTGTGATATTTTTTTATATATTTATTATTTTATTTTTATTTTTTATTATTTTATTTTTATTGTTATTTTATCGCCGCCGGTCCCGGTCCCTCACTCCTAGATTTAAGATCGACACCCTACCTTCTTTTCTAGCCCTCTAGCAAATTTTTTATAAAAAACACCTCTCCTACAAAATTGACTAAACTCCCAATCAATGCTATAATAAACATATAAGAAATAAATAAAACTTCTATGATAGTACACTAGTGATATAACCCCCACATATCATTAGTGTAGTGTCATAGAAACAACGCAATATGCTATTCTAAAGACACAACATAGCACCTATAAAGAATATAGAGGTGGAAGAGAGTGATGAACTCTCTAATGTAGATTTGTGGTTAGATCGGTTAGATATGCAAGTATATGTTAGAGAGTCCATTACTATGTTAAAAACATTGGTGGTATTAGTTGGTGAGCCAATAGTATTAATATAGTTTATGGAGATAAGGTAAATGAAAAAAGATGTTGTGCAAATGCTAAAGATATACCAGCCTATATCTGGACTTGATTGGATGAATTACAAATTAGTTAGAAAAGATTTAACTTTTCACCATATAATAAAAGCTGAACATCAAGGAAAGAGGGTGATTTCTAACGGTGCATTGCTTATGCCCGTTGCCCCGGCACACCAGTATCTTCACTTAATTGAATATAAAGACATAGAAACATATAATGCTATTAACAAGATATTTAGATATGTAAACGACCAAGAATATGAACCTACAAGAGAACAAAGAGAAATAATAGAGTACTTATTAACAGAGTTTGAAAAAATACATAAATGGGATAAAAACTCAAAAGGAAAACCTCTAATTCAGTATAAGTATAAAAAAAGATGTTTGTAGATAGCATGGAGTAGATATGTAAAAATGGTTACTTATACAATTGGACAGAACTGAAACAAGTTGAAAATGTATAAGCATATCTATTTCATGGTGTCTATAAAGACGCTAATCCTATTATAAAGGGAAATCATGTTGGAGCAGTGCAACTTTTATAGGTTGCATAGAGTAGATATATTTTATCTGGGTTAGAAGCTATAAATTTAATTCCTGTATATCTATTCTATGGTACTTATAAAAGTGCCAACGCGATTCGTAATTCGCGCATATTATAATTAACCCCTTTTTTTGTAAGACTCGGCATTTTGTCGAGTTTTTATCTTGCATAATAATCGTATGATATGATAAAATATAGTTAGATAGGGTATGGTATCGGTTGAGAATAGATAAGGTTTGGAAAGCGAGTTTAGGTATGGGTGTTATTGATGAAAGAATGAAATTTGAAACATACAATGATTTTTATTTACGTAAGAATATTATAAGAGGTTTATTTAAAGAGTTGGATAGAAACGGGCAGGACATTTATAGATTTTATGTTTATGCGAATAGATTATTGTCAGATACAAAGGCAGATAGAATATGGGAATTTTTATCGGCAGTAGATGACGAAGAGTTTATAGAAAGTGTAGATAATTTGAGAAGATTTTACAACAAAGGTGGGGATCATATTGAACATTGAAGAAGAGATTAGGAAAAGAATTGATGATACCGAGTCCTTAATAGAAAAGGTTAAAGATAAGACGACATTTGCATATTTAGTTGGTGTTTATTCCTTAAAATGTGATTATGAAAGTGTTGGAGATATGGATAAAGCCTGTCATTATGCGGACATTGTGATAGATTTGTTGCAGCATAATGAGGTGGTTTATCCTGATAATGCAGAAAATCGTAAGAGAATTGATAATATGTGGGTTACAAGTTACGATACAAAGGCGAGAAATGGTGATTTTGAATCGTTTTGTATTGCATTAGAGTGGAATAGACCTATACATAAGCAGTTTTACCTACCTAGAGCGAGATTATTAAAAAAACATGGTGTTATACAGGGTATTCAAGACTTAATTGATGATAAATTAGATTTGTTGGTGTTGAATCTGCCA